TATAGTAGCTGTCGCCGTCTCGGTAGCCGTCATCGTAGGCGTTACGCTTATAGTAGCCGTCGCCGTCTCGGTGGCCGTCATCGTAGGCGTTTCGCTAATGGTAGCGGTTGCCGTTGCCGTCATCGTAGGCGTTTCGCTAATGGTAGCGGTAGCCGTCATCGTAGGCGTTTCGCTAATGGTAGCTGTAGCGGTAAAAGTACCACAGCCAAGATTAACTCTTAAGCTCTCACTTATAATCGGTAAGGGGTAGTTATTTTCAAGGATCGCGTAATTATAGAAGTCACAAGCTCTCGTCGATGCGCAGGTACCGTCGACTACTTCAACACAACTACCATAACCATCATCTGTGCAATCTCCTATTTCCTCCCCTAGGTCAGCAGTGTCTGCGGCCGTGTAATGGGTATATCTAAAAATATAATCCTGCCCCTGACTAGCATCCGTAGCGTTAGTGTTAAAGGTGTTATTAGCAAAATCCCCATCACCGTTATGGGTAGCTTTTACCCATGAATTTGTCGTATTATCCGTACAGGTTGTCCCGACGTATATAATCTCTGGCTGATTAGTTCCAGTTGTTATAGAGTTTCCGTCACAATCAGTACAGGTTGTCCCTGTCCATTTTACCCATCCACCACCAACACCAAGGCCACATTTAAATGTAGCTTTGAATACTAGAACATTTGCTTTTGTACAAGATGGCATCTTAAGTTACTTCTATTATATAATTTTTTCCCTATTTTTTAATATAAATTCTTCTCCCAGTTTGGGTACTTCATCCTCCTCTATTTCTATTAGAGTAAAGCCGTTCATTTCTAACCACTTGGCTTTTTCTACGTCTCTTTTTATTGAGGCTAGATACTTTGCTCTTGAATTATTATGAAAAAAAGAATTAAAATTACTATGCTGCCGCCCATTTACTTCGATCGCGACTTTCTTAGTGGCATTTAATATATCCACCTTAAGTCTAGTACCGTAAACGGGAAACTCTTCATAGACTACGTGATTCTCCCAATAGGGCTTTAAAAACTGCTTGACTTTGAATTGAATTTTCGAACGAGACTTCTTATCCCACTCTATAAGATACTTAGATACTAGCCTAGACTGCAGCTTGCCTCTGATATTCAAAAGTCTCACGCAGGTAAGATAGCACGAAGAAGAGAAAAAATCAAAAAGACCCTGACGAAACGGGAGTGTCTGAATCCCGCCTATTTTTACGCAACTTAACGTCAGAGCCTACATATATAATATACACTATTGTATCAAAAAGGTCAAAGCTATTTATATCTTAAAATAATAAGTGAATCGCCGAACCTATCTGGGGTCCTATTATGTCTTAGATCTATAATGTATAAATCAAGCTCCTCTTTAATTTTTTTAAGGTCCTCGAGCCACGGCTCTTGCTGGCCCGGTAAGGCGGGCAAGGCAGGGGTAATAGCTCTGAGCTCACCAGCGCGTGAATTATAAGCAACGTCCTCGATTAAAATCACTCCGCCTTCATTTAATAAATCATGATATCTTCGTAAAGTAAATTCTTGAGATATCAAACTGTGCGGTCCGTCATCAATAATTATGTCAAATTTCCCATACTTTTTTTCTATCTCTTTGATAAACTCGTCTGTGTACGCATTACCGATTTCTACATGCGCGTAAGGTGTTTTCGCTATTCTATGCCTGTAGGCTTTTCTTAGTTTGTGCTCAATATCTATCCCTACGATTTTATTAATGTACTGCTCTCCTTGGTCTATGTAGGCGACCATGGAACCTCCCTTTGACACTCCTATCTCTAGCACGGATACAGCTTCGCCTTTTCGAAGATATTGATGATTAAAAACTAAATCATAAATAGTACCGTAGGGGTGATTTCTTTCTTTATCTGTACCTCCCATGGCCGCTATGTGAGATATAAAGGTTTTTTTAAGCTTTATCATGCTTTTTTTAGAACGTCTCTAAACTTATTAAATAAAAATTTGCCTATCTCCTTATTCTCTTCAAAGTATTTACGAAGATTATCCATTCCTTGGTGTTGCTTTTTGAGTTCTAGTCCCGCTTCTTTTTGTACTTCCTCTACTAGCTCGTCTGAAATGGTTACCCAAGCGCCCTTGGCTTTAGCCATCTCCCACGCTAGAAGCATATCTACGACCTCGTATTCTACCCATATACTTTTACCCGCGCGCGCGCCATACCTAATGGGATAACGTACTTCGACGCCAGTTTTTTCATTAGTAGATTTACGAAAAATTATTCTACACCAGTGCCCTAATTGATCGCCTTTACCGTTCGGCTGAGTTGTGATCAAATCTTTATTCCACCTCTGTTGAAACTCAAGTATCCAATCGCTGTAATGTAGCATGGCGTTACCTCCTGATGCGTTCGTTAAGCGAGGGTCAGTTTTTTCATAAGGATTAATTGAGACCTTAGTTCTGACTTGAGAGATCATATAACAGATGTGTCCTCGTGTGGCTAACCCCAAGGCCATGCGCTTTAAAAAATCAGAACTCAATAATGAACCTCCCGCAACTTTAATTGCTTCGTCTGCGCCTTTTTCTAAATCACCCCTAGGAACCAGAGCGTCCATAGAATCAATAATAAACATGTATCTTGTGTCAGAGGGGTTGTCCTTAACCATCTGGCGCATGAAATCAATAACAGCTTCATAAACGTTACATTTAAATACGAACCATTTGTTTTCATCTGTATCTATTCCTGACCTTTCTATCATTTCGGCAGAAAGTCTGCCCTCAGACTTAATATAGATAACCATAGCATTATCCATTTTTTGGAAATTACGAGCAAACGCAAGTGCGCAAGAAGTTTTGCCCCCTTCTGATACACCCGATGCTCGTATAATTCCCGGTTTAATTCCTCCACCCATCTCAATATCTAACAGCAAGCTCCCGCTAGAAACACTATAAGTCCTCTCTTCTTCGAAGTTATAATGATCACCCTTGTGTTGTTCAAGGTAGGCTTGGATTTGCTGTTGAGGAGATACGGCTGGTCCGTCGTTAGCTTTCTTTCTTGCCATCTCTTATAAAATCCAAAAGGTTTTTCTTCTTATTAATTTTTTTATCTACTCCTAATTTACCATGCATCTCTACAGAAGTCAAGGTATCTTTGTAGTTCATCTTCATGAGTTTCTTTTTATTACTGAGAAGTTCTACGCCTTCTTTGGTCGTAAAGAATGAGGGGCACTCCACTTTAAAATTACAATTAATAAACATCCAGTCCCAAAACTCCGGCTCTGGGTGTACCTCGAACGCTTTTATTGCTTGGTTAAGCTTCGCTCCATACGTACCTTTTTCAAAGTCGCAAAACTGACTAACGATTAATCTGTGATAATCAGTCTTTGATTTTTCTTTGTAATTCGACATCATGATCTACCATCTTTTGTACTAGTGTACTGAAGTTCCCGTCTGGAGTCCAGTTTAAATCTTCTGCGATTTCACTGGCGTCCCCCATCAATTCTTCCACCTCTGCTGGTCGATAGAATTCCGGATTAATTTTAACAAGGACTAACTCTCGCTCGTCTTTCTTATAAACGTAACGCTCGTCTAATCCTTCTCCAATCCAAACTCCTTCTAGACCTGCGTGAGTAAACGCTTTTTCTACAAACTCTCTAATTGAATGCATTTCTCCGCTTGCTAGGAGATAGTCTTTGGGGTTGTCCTGATTCAGCATCAACCAAACCCCTTTGACAAAATCTTCACTGTCGCTCCAGTCTCTCTGTGCGTCAAGGTTTCCTAGTTCAATAGGTTCGAAATCTTGAGCGTTATGAATTGCTGATTGAATTCTGGCTACACCAATTGTAATTTTTCTAGTTACAAACTGCTCCGCTCTCTTTATCCCTTCGTGGTTAAAAAGCACTCCGTGAACCGCGTACATATTATAGGACTCTCTATACACCTTAACAACGTGACTTGCGGCGCACTTTGACGCTCCGTAGGGGCTTCTGGGCTTAAAGGGATGCTTCATGTCTTGAGGAGAATAGTCAACGTTACCGAATTGTTCGCTGCTTCCGGCGCTATAAAATCTACATTCTGGAGCGTAGTTTCTAATTGCTTCCAAGCATCTAATTACCCCCAAGGTGTTTACATCGAACATGTGCACTGGCATATCCCAGCTACAGCCAACAAAACTATTTGCAGCGAAATTAACTAAGTAGTCCGGTTTAATTTTTTTAACTAACTCATTAATACTCACTTCATCGGTTAAGTCTCCACATACTAACTCAAAGCGCTCTCTGTCTTTAAACGTTTCTATATTTACAAAATTGGGGTTGGCTGATCGACGCATCATTCCGTAGACCAAGCAGTCCTCTTTTTCTGAGAGTAAGTACTCTGCCATGCTGGCTCCATCTTGCCCTAGGATGCCTGTAATTAAAACCTTTTTCATATTTAAAAATCGTCTTCGAGCATCCCTGAATTTTGATAATCTTTGACCTTCCTTTCAAAAAAATTGGTCATCGCTCCCGTATCAACAACCTCAGATAGCCAAGGGAATGGATTCTGATCACTGTCGAAGCGGAAGTCGATACCAATTCCTTCGAGTCGCCTATTACCGATATATTGCATATAATCTACAAACATATCCGCATTAAGGCCCAAGATACCCCTTGGAAGAACGTCGTGAGCGTATTTTACTTCAAGCTCTACAGCCTTTTTTATATGCTCAATCGTTTCTAGCTCGAATTTTTTTGTCCACACCGAAGGGTATTGTTCTTTAATCGTATTAACCAGATAAGTTCCGAATTGAATATGTAAGCTTTCGTCTCTGAGAGTATATCTGATTTGGTCTGAAAGTCCGGGTAATTTATTCTGTCTACCGAGGGCGAGTAACATGGCGAAACCGCTAAAAAAGAACGTTCCCTCGCAAACTATATAGTACGTAATTAAATTCCTTAAAAACTCCCTTTTGCCTTCTACCGTTTTCGTAGAAAAATCTTGCCTATTAACGTCAGACGTTATATTCATTAAGAAATCGTCTTTAGCTTTTATTGAAGAGACGCTCAAGTACGCCTCGTAGACTTCGCTAACTTTTAAGTTATAGCTATCGCAACACGTTACAACCGTCCAGTTGTGCAAAGATTCCTCATAAGCTTGTCTGAGAATATACTGTCTGCATTCGGGGTCAGTTACCCACTTGGCGACTGTAAGTAATAAATTATTGCCGACTAAGGACTCGCTTCCGGCAAAAAATCCAAGGCATCTTTTAACGAGTAATTTTTCATCTTTGGATAAGACGTCACTTTTCCACTGATCGACATCTTCGGTCATGTTAATTTCTGCTGGGGACCAGTTGTTTGCTACTCCCTTTAGAAAAAGGTCCCATGCGTACTTATGTTTGTGCGGAAGTATTTGATTTACTCCCGCTACTTCTTCGCCTAAAATTAAACCGCTTTTATTCATTACCAGAACTATCTATTTTAGATTCTACCCTTTGCCCTTCTGGGGAATAGTAGTCTGGCATAGGGATATTCTCTTTTCCTTCGTGTTCTTTAGATAAGATTTGTTCTAAAATATCTTTAATCAGAACGTCCTCCCTATGCTCTGTGTTTATCTTAACTAAATCCTGATAAATTTGCAAGCATAATCCTACTTCATTTACTATTACGCCATCTACGGCAACAATATTTTCTTCTTCACTTAGTTCTATATTATATTCTTTCATTACTGACAGCTTTCACAAGTTGGGTCTAAGATCGAACAAGCCGGAGGATTAGACTTATCAGAATCAGTAACACCTGAATCACTATTACTAGCGTTACTGCTACCCGTAGCTTTTTCAATTTCGCTTGCACTCTTGTTTCTAAGGTAGTACGTGCTCTTTAAGCCTAATAATCTAGCATGAAAATACAAATCATTCAAGTATTTTAATGAATTTTTATTATTAAATAAATTTAATGACTGACCCATGTCTATCCATTTTTGTTTTGCGGCTGCTGCTTCAATCAATTTAAATTGGTCATGATCAAAGGCTGTGCGATAGCGATCCTTTAAATCTTCTGGTAATTCACCATTTAACTGGCTAACGTCGCCGTTGACGGCCTTGAGCATCTCTATCAAAGAGTTATTCCAAATATTTAGCCCTTTACACTCTTTAACGAACCACTCATTCGTAATAAAAAGGTTTCCGCTTTTATTCTCGTAAACGAAAAGTGTGGAAAAGTCTGGCTCTACCGACGGCGAGCAACCCTGTATGTAAGAAATTGTAGCCGTAGGGGCTATCGCCATAGTGTTACTGTTGCGCATTCCGTCCTCTTTTAGTTTATCTCTGAGGGACTTCCAATCTACCTCCGGAGTGTATTTTCTGCCTCTGTGCATCATGGGCTTGGACTCTAAATAAGTCATTAAATTTTTATAACTATCTATGGGTAAGATACCCTTGTCCCACTTTGAGCCTTCATAGGAGGAATAAGACCCTCTTTCTTTAGCTAATTTATTTGAATTAAGTATACAATTGTAGGAAACAAATTCGTATAATTCATCAGAAAACTTAACCGCCTCTTCAGAAGAAAAATTAACTTTGTAGGAATGAAAAACGTCTGCCCACCCCATGGTTCCAGCGCCGACGGGTCTGTGATTCATGTTAGCTTTTCTGGCTTCCTTAGTCGGATAAAAATTAAGATCAATTACATTATCTAACATTCTCATCTGCGTAGCGATTGTTTTGCTCAGTAATTTAAAGTCTAGCTTGCCGCTAGTTTTTAAATGCTCTTTAAGATTAACTGAACTTAGGTTACATACCGCCGTTTCTCCTACTTCACACTTGTCTCCGTTTTTATATTGAGAAGCCTTAGTGTGCAGGAAGATCTCTGTGCATAAATTAGAACTATTAATTATACCTCTATGAGAATTAGAATATCTAATATTCGCATTATCTTTAAAAGTAATCCACGGATGTCCCGTTTCAAAAAGCGATCTAAGCATTTTTTTCCACAAGTCTTTTGCCTTGATAATTTTGAAATTTTTAATTTCTCCTTTATCTGCCATCTTACAATAATGCTTGTACCGCTTATCAAACTCTTCCCCGTAATGAGCATGAAGATCTACCTCGGAGGGTGAAAATAAATACCAATCTTTGTTAGCCTCTACCCTTTGCATAAAAAGATCGGGTATCCAGTTTGCTGTGTTTAAATCATGACATCGACGCCTTTCGTCACCAGTATTCTTTTTTAAATCAAGGAAATCTTCAACATCCAAATGCCAAGGTTCAAGGTAAGCGCATCCCGCTCCGGGGCGCTTTCCTCCTTGATTAACAGCGACAAGAAGATCGTTGTAAATCTTAAGCCAAGGAACTAATCCGCTTGAAGTACCATTCGTACCTTTAATGTGTGAGCCGGACGATCTAAAGTTTGTAACGTCAAAGCCTAATCCCCCAGCGAACTTTGACTTTCTGGCTTCTTGCCACGCTCCTTCGAAGATTCCGTCGATAGAATCATCGAAAGTATTAAGATAACAAGAGCTAAGCTGAGAACGTACAGAGCCGCTGTTAAATAACGTTGGAGTTGAAGGGCAAAGTCTAAATGAGGAGATGGCGTGGTAGAACTCAATCGCTTTTTTTTCTTTATCTTCTTCATTTAATGCAAGTCCCATGGCTACCCTCATCCAGAAAGACTGAGGCGCTTCCATTCGCACTCCGTCGATATGATGAAAATACCGATCATAAAGGATTTGTAGTCCAAGATACTTGAATTTGTAATCCCTGTCAAATACCAAGGATTCAGAAAGCTTTTTTAAGTCAAAGGAGAGTAACTTTTTATTTAGAATACCTTCACTTACAAGCTTTTTTACATTCCTAATAAAGGAAAGTTTATACTGATGTTCGAACCCATCATTATCTCTACTCT